AGTTCTATTACTTGATCACTCATTATGTTGTTACCTCTTTTTTGATGTTTAGATAGCTAACTCCAAAATCAAATGAATCTGCGCTACCTGCTTTAATGGTAAGGGTCGTACCCCCTACTACTATTAGTGGTTGAGTTAATAATTCTTTTGTTTGATTTGCCGTTAAACCTACTGTTTTAATAGTTGTAAAAGCATTATTAGTAACGGTTACACTGGGAGTACCAGCTGATGTAACAAGAATAGATTTGATAACATAGGTTTCACTTACTAAAGGAAACCCTGCACCAAACGGATTAAGTTCCGCATTGGTAGTATCATTATCTATTCCTACAAAATCGTATTGGTTTACTACTGCCATTAATCTAAAAAGAAGCTTCTAGCTTCTATCTCCTGTTTTAATTCTTCTTGAAAAGTTGTGTTAAGTTTCTCAATAACAGCATCTAAATCTCTTACTAAAGATTGAGAAGTGTCTTCATTATATTCTTCACTTGCTCTAGTTAATGATTGTACAATTTTTGCCATTATCTTCTTCCTCCAGATTGTATATCTAACCTAAAAGTTCCTAATTTCCAACTAGTATCAACCGCTGTATTGGATATAGTAAGTGCTATTGATCTAGCTCTAGCACGTGTGTCTACTTTTGTAGTACTAGATGTTATAGTAAATGGTCCGAGTGATGAACTAGCTGCCGCATCACTAGGATAATTTCTTAAATCTAATTGTATAATTGTGTTTCCATTTTGATTAATAAAGTCCGGAATAATTCTACTAACTCTCATTATGTTTTCTCCATCACCTCTAAGATCAGCCATGTTTGTTGCAGCACCCTTAACAATTTTTTGAGTAATATCATAATCACCAGAAGTAATGTCCGCTGGAATAGCTGTAGTGACACCAAGTCTTATTTGATTAAGTCCCGTTTCGTGTTCGTAGTAATATGAAATTCCATCTGTATTACCTTCAACATCAAAAGATACATCTGTACCCGCATCATATTGTGTAGCATGCGGTAAACCAAATACTGCAGAATCTTGCCAAGTTGTTCTAGTAAATAATGTACTGTCATTTGTAAACCATATAGGTCGTTTTGCTGTTGAATCTAAATAACTATATGTAACTGATCTAGTATTAACATTAGAAGCAGCTGTAGGATAGAACCAAGTAATTTCTCCAAACAAGTTATTAATACCACAGTAAATAAATTGATTAGATGTTGTGTTAAGGTCATCATAAACATAATCCTCAACCAAGCAATCCATAGATTCTAACTTACCGGTGTATCTAAAGAAACCATTATCAGACATCCAGTAAGCAGCACCATCAACTTCAACGGCTGCATTTTTACCAATCAATCCACAGTTAGTTCCGACTTGTTCATAAGCAAAAGTAAATGGAGTTCCAACAAATCTCATAGTAAATAAAGAAGTGTCACTCCAAATATAAATTGCATTTCTTCCAAGCTTAGCACCAATGATCCGTGATCCAGCGGCCAGTCTTTGTGTACCAGCACTGTTGGTTGCGGTAGGAGCATAATCATTTATATTTTCTTGAGAAGAAAATCTTATAAACATATCGTCTTGTGTAGTTTTATCTCCAATAGTTGTTTCAGTTCCAAAAAATACTAAATGTCTATCGGGAGTTGATACTAACATATCTCTTGATGCTGTTGGTGCACCAACTATAATTGTAGCTCTTGTTGCTGTCGCGTTGTTTGCATCAGAATTCCATTCAAAACATTCCCCATTAAAAATTAAAGCGATAAGTGTACTACCTAAATTGTCCAAGGACCACATACCAGGTTCTGCAACTTTATCCGTGGTTGATGCTGCTTGGCCCCAAGCAGAAAAAGCACTATAATTAGTAACAGTTGCACCGGTGCTATGGCCAGCGTTAGTTGTTCCTCGGACATTTCTAGTAATTCCTGTAAAACTTGTAGATGTAATTCCTGTGTAAGATATTTCTTCTGTGCCTACTTGTATAAAATTTGTTCCTGTGCTCGGAAATCCAGTTGTACTAGCTACATTAATCGTGGTTCCTGTTCCACCCGTTCCTGCCGAGTTAGCAGATAGTGAACCATTCAATGTAGTTGTTTGTGGATTTGTAACCGTTCCACCCCATTGCGAAATACCATAACCAAAAACTCCAACTTGTTCAGCTGGACCAACATGGTAATATTGAAAAAAAGTAATACCTCCAGAATTTGTAGCACCTGCCCCACCTTCATTACCAGGCATTGTAATAGTAATAGTAGAAGTATTAGGTGCACTTGCTACCATAAATTTTTTATCAGCAAAATCCGCTGCTCCAAAATTAGAACCTGTGATAGCAGTAAAAGTAGAAGCGTCACCAAATAAAATAATATCACCTGCTTGAAAAGGAACAGGAGTTGAAAACGTAATAGTTACCGTTGGTGATCCATTAACCGTGCTAAATGCATTTGTAATAGCTGTGCCTGATGGATTAACTAAAGGATGTATATCGTAGTACACTCCTCCTGAATAAGCATATAAAATTCTATTAGTTCCTATAAGAGAATATTTAATACCTTCTTTACTAACCATGTGATGTAACCCTCTAGCTGCACCAGTTAATTTATTTTCACCTAATTGTGACCAACCACCTATTTTTTCTGGTGTACCATATCTAAAACGTACGTTCGTGCCCCCAGTCCATTGAGACTCGGCTCCTGTAGATGTAACTTGTTTATTGAATCCTGGTAAAAATCCTAATTTTTGTAGCATATAAAATTCCTATAAAAAAGGCAGTAGGTATGGTGGATTACTGCCTTCATCATAGGAGATATACCATTAATTAAATGTATATACAACTATAACTCTATGGCCTGTTTTAGGATAAATCATATAATGAGGGCATTTATCAAAGACCACTCCCTTATATTTCTCAGGAGTTATTTCTTTAATTATTTTATTTTTTTTGTTTAAAATAACAGTTTTTGAATTTTTATCACAATCGTTTAAATATATTATTAATTGTTTGTGGTCAAAATCATGGTCTTGATGCACGATTGATTTCTTTACACCAATATTAAAACTTAAATTAATAGAAACTCTAAATAATTTTTTAATTTTAATTTTATTTTTAACACAAAAAGAATTTATTAGACCAACAAAAAAGTTAGCGTGAGTAGAGTTATATTCATTGTTCTTCCTATCTTCAGGTCTTTTTAATATTATATGACTTAGAAAAAGGTCTTTATTTATTTCTTTAAAAGATTTACTTAAATAGAAAGGAAAAGTTGTATTAGAAAATATCTCTTCTATTTTTTTTTTTTGATCTTTAGATAAAAAAGTTTTATTTTGTTTAATTAAAAAACTCATGAGATTTTAAACCAATCTGGGAGACCTAAATGTGGACGCTTGTCAAAAATATTATCTTTAGACCCTGGAGTTTTCTTGTTATTATAATGAAGAAATACTTGAACACAGTCCTTACCTTTAAATTTTTCTCGCCAATGTTCTAGTTCACAACCAGAATAAACTAACATATCGCCTGGTTTTAAATTTATTTTAATACCTTTTTTGCCAACTTCTCCAGATGGCTCTAAATAAATAATCCAATTATCACCACCTAAATTCATAGTAGTAGAAATCTCACAACTAAATCTATCTTTATGTCTTTTAAGAACATCACCTTTTTTATAAATTCTAGCATATGTATAAGATGGATATAATTTTAATCCTGTAGTTTTTTCCATAATTGGTTGACACTTCAACATTAAAGTTTCCATAGCTATATCAGAATAGTTTGCATAGGTGTGTGGAATTTGATTTTTAGCTTCTTCATAATAACCAAGTAATCTTTCATAAGGTGAAATGTATCTAGCATTAAGACAGGTATCTAATACTTGTCTTTTCATATGAAAATAATTGTACAAGAATAAAGCTAAATCTTTATCTATTGCTTGTTTTATAATTACGTATTTATTTTTTTTAAAACTCATAATAATTTATATTTAAAACACATCTAACTTTTGTATTTGTTGTATTTGTTCCTGCATGTAATTCTTTTGAATTAAATATAACAACTCTATTTTCTTTTGAATAAACTTTTTTATTATTTTTTTTAAAAATTGTATAACCATCACATGAGTTTAAATAATAAACAGCAGTTTTATTATTTTTGTAATTAAAATCGTTATGAAATTGTCCTTGTATTAATTTTGTATTTATCGGATTTAAATTAACTTTTGCTCTTGTAAGTGATGAAACTTTTAATTTTGGTAATATATATTTAAGTGTTCCATACCATTCTGAATTTTCTTTTAAATTATCAAAAAATAAATGTGTAAATTGATATTGATCTAATAAATTTTTTGATTGTTTATCACTAACAGGGTAATCTTTACCGTCTTGGTAGTAATAAGGAAATTTTTTGTTTGATAAATAAGTATACTGAAGTTCTAAAAATTGTTCTTTTGGTAAAAAATTATCTATAACTTTAAACATCTTTAACCCTCTCTTTTGGTATTGCTTGAATATTCCAATGTATAAATCTAAAAGGTTCAACACCATAATCTATTGAAAATTCGTGTTCTAGAAATCCTGGAAATATAATTAAAGTTCCCGGTTGTGGTCTAAAGTGAACAAGTTCATTACCATTAAGGATTTCTTTTATATTAGTTTTCATTTTTAATTTTGTAGACCTAGCCCCTGTTCTTGGTTCGTGAAACACTGGAAAGGATGTTTTATCACTTGCTTCTAGAAAATAAAATCCAGATACATGTTGGTTCCAATGAACGTGTGCAGAATGATGTCCACCTCCTTTTTTAGCAAACTCTTGTACCCACATTTCACTTAATACAGTAGCGTATTGAGACATATCAAAACCTTGTTGATCTAAATATTCCCAAGATTTTTGAATAATGTAGTCTCTAAAATCTCTAAAATTATTATCAGCTATAAGATTTGTTGAATGATAACTTCTTCCAAAGTCTCCAAATTTTTTTACATGTGCTTTAGCTTCCGGAACATTTCTAGCATTTTTAATATATTTGTTAGATGCTTTAATTAAAGATTTTATAAAATCTGGTTTTTGTTCAGACCAAATCGTAGTGTTAAAATAATTATTTATATTCATATTATTTAAATGGATATCCTAGGTTCCACATCACCAATGAATATCTCGTTCCTTTCGTTACGGGTTTAACTCTATGCCATACAAATGATGGAAAGACAATGATAGATCCTTTAGGAAGTATCTCTTTTGCTTGTTTCAAATGTTTAGCTTCTTCTCTCATATGCGGATCATAGTTTCTAAAATCAAATTCTAGTTCTCCACCTTCATATTCTGAACCATCGGTTAACTGACAAGTCATAGATAGCTTTCGAATTTTACCATTATCAGGACTATTTTTATCATCTCTTTTATAAGGTTTATCCCAAGAATCACAATGCCAATCATAATATTGATTGAGTTTATATTTTGTAAACTGACAAGATTCACTTCTATCCCATTCATAATTCCAACCTGCAGCTTTATTAGCTTCGTGGATATAAGGATGGAGTTCTTTATAAATCCAAGTATCATTTAACCAAACTAAATCAGAGTTTCTTTTTCTTTTCATATCTCTAACTTGATCTTTAGTTAATTCTTTATCACCATAGCCACCTGTTCTTGCCATAGTTTCTGCTTGTGTTAATCCATATTTTATAATGTCATCACAGATTTTTGGAGGTATCGCTGATTTAAAATACCAGTAGTAATTAGATATATTCATAAGTTATTGTTTGCACAAAGTTTAATGAATCTTTTTGATTGTTAGTTAGGTAATACATATTCGTTGATGGAAACATTATGAACATATTATTTTTAAGTTCTATATCCCAACTTCTTCCTTTACGTCTGTTATCTTCATAATGTATTCTAACAAAACAATCTTTAACTTTAACGCCGTAAAGCATAGTAAAGTCTGGAGAGTTACGTAGATCCACCGGATCAATATTTAATAAAGGAATTGTTGTCTCATTGGGTTTATAGATATTTCCCCACGTTGATTTGTTAACTAAATTAATGCTGTGTTCAAGACCAATAAAATCTCTTATATATGTATTTAACATATCCCAAGTTCTTGAGAATGGAAATTCTTTAAAGTTAAAAGTAGATTGTAAAATATCGTGTGCTAGGTATTCTTGGTCTATTTCAAAACCTTTTGGCATATCAATGTTGCCATAGAATAAACTTTGCTCTGTTAAAACTTTTTTATGCATACCTATTTATTTAAACGCAATTTTATCTTGCCATAGTTTTATACTAAAAGAAGGCCACTGAGCAAATTCTTTATCTTCAGATAAACTTCTTTCAAAATCTAAGGGAGACATTCCTTTTATTATTTTTAATTCTTTGTCTAACATAAGTGTCTCTGTGTTATCCCATAGATTCTTTGCTTTTTTCCAAAAATTATTATCATAAATAGATCCGTTGGAATAGTGGTATAAAATAAACTGTTCTATTTTTTTCACCCAACTATGTATATGAAATTCAGTATCTTTTTTATCTTGGTTATTAAAAATATAATTATAGTAAAATTGGTTTATTTTAATGTAAGACCCCATAGCCGTTGCTTCTAAAGGTTCTAAAAAAAATAATTTATTACCATTTAATAATACTCTATTATCTATTATTGGTTCTTTTGCTACATACTGTTTAAAAGGAAATACATGATTTATTTTTTCTACGCCAAATAGTTTTTTAAAATTATATTTAGCTTTTTTTACTGAAGTAATTTTATTATTAAATAAATATCCTATAGATGTTTTTTTAGGTAACGGAATATAAAAACACCACCCGTCCGGTGTAGCTGTTGTTTTTGTCCATAATACGTCATTTTCTTTTTTTGGAAGATCCGCTAAAAGAGCACAATTTAAAGGGTTTGTTAATGTATGATAATTTGTTAAATTTTTAGGAGTGCCTCTGCAATCTATAATATAGTCTGCATCTAAAGTATTATAGTCTTTTATATTTTCATCTCTTTCTTTAAAATCTATTTTTAAATTTTTACAAACAAAATTTTGAAAGTCTTCGGGATTAAAATGTATTCCATATCTGCCTAATGGAAAACCGTGAAATATTTTTTTATTTTTTTTACTCCAGTTTTCATACATAATACCTGTTTTTTGAGTAACTGAAAATTTATTAACATAATTAGAACCAAAATTTTTAAATAACCAATCTGGAAATTCTAAAGTGGTTCCTTGACCTGTTGGAACAGGTTTTATTTTACTGTCATAAATTAATTCTATTTCAACTTTAGTATTTAAAAATTTTCTAAAATATCCAAAATGCATTGCTGATATACAACCTGCATTTCCCCTACCTAATATAATTATTTTCATACCTATACTTTCATACTTATACTATAGGTAATAAATTTAAATTAAGTTGTCAAGTATTATAAAACGATTTATCTTATAATAGTTTCTAGGTCCCAAGATTGACCAGATTCATTCCACTGATATTGGTATGTATTAATTGGATCTGCAATTTGTTCAGCAGTTAAAGAAGGTTCATCACCGATTGGTGATTTCCAAGAAGCTGATGCAATATGTTTTACCCAAGATGGATATGGTTGTTGAGGCCAAAAAATTTTATTAGTTTCATCCCAAGTCATACCTTTACCTGCATAGTTTCCTCTAAATGCAGTTCCACCATTTCTGTGAATGTTAGAAAAAGTATTATAAGATGTTTGAATCCACATTGCTGCTGGCCAGTTGTTGTGTTGTTCTAAATATTGTTGTCCTACAGATTCATCTTCAACACCATCACCGTTTAACATGTCTCCATTATTCAAAGTTAATACTTGAATAATTTTATTGTTATTTCCTAATTTTGCAAAATGTGCCATAATATTTTCCTATTGATATTTGTATTTTATTACTATTATACCTGATCCACCAGCTCCACCGGGTCTAGGGCCACCTGGTCCTGACCAGCTACCACCGCCTCCACCACCACCAGTATTAGTTGTTCCTGAAACAGATGTAGCACAACCGACTGAATAGCCACCTCCACCTAAACCTGCACTATTAGAATTAGGTGAAACATCTGGATATCTTATACCTCCACCGCCACCGCCTGAAAAATATCTACCCGCAGGTCCTGTTTGTCCATAACTTGCATAAGTAGGACCAAAAAAATCATTAACAGCATAAGAACCATCACCACCACTAGCTAAAGAGCCAGTTGTAGGTGAACCTACTGCACTTGCTCCTCCTCCACCACCACCAGCGTTTGTTGATGATGAAGGTCCACCATCCCTTCCTTGAGGTGGAGTAGTAGGAGGAGTATTTCCTGTTCCCCCTGCAAGTGTTCCTGTGTTAAATGAAGAACCACCACCACCTGATCCACCAGGTTTGGGACTAGGTGGGCTATTCCAACTACCACCAGTTCCACCTCCTGTGGATGTTATACTTGAAAAAACTGAATTTTCTCCAGGATACGCATCAGCAGCACCTCCAGCACCTACTGTAATTGGGTAAGCTTGTGCTGTGACTGCTATACCTGCTGGGTTAGCTAAAGGGGATGCTGATATACAACCTAAAGAATTAGATACTCTAAAACCGCCACCACCTGCTCCTCCTCCTCCGGCTGAGCCACTACCTCCTCCACCAGCAACTACAAAGTAATCTACAATTTTATCAGCTGGCTCTGCTGGTAAACCTGTAACATTAAAAGTTCCTGGACCTGTAAAAATATGAAGTTTGTAATCTCCAGAAGTAGTTATTGTTCCACCTACTGCTTCTATAAAAGGGGTTGGTCCTCCTCCAGCACCAAATCCTAAAACTTGATAACCAAAAGATTTACCTTTTCTGGTTTGTGTATTTTTTGTGCTCTTACCTGAAGTAAGTTTATTTTTTAAATCTCTCATATCTAAATTCCTTATGCGTCGTTAGCTGCATCAGTAGTAAAGAATATTTTAATACCTAAAAGTCTAGCTACTCCAGTAAAAGTATCTCCACCTACGTCTGCATCTCTAAATATTTGAAAATATGTTTGTTGATCTACTGCAGGAGATCCTGCAATTGTAACTGCAGAACTTTCTGCTGAAACTTGTTGATCTTCTACTGTTCCTATACCAGCATCTGTAATATTTACTGCTGTTCCAAAAGCAACGTCTATAGTATCGCCATCACCAACAGATACACCTTGTAATCCAAATATACAGTTTCCTGTATTTGTAGTACTTGGTGTCCAAAAACACTGGTAAGTAATTGTTCCTTCATTCCATGATTTAGGAAAGGCTACTGAAAATTGTGCATGATCATCTGCAGTATCTGCAAAATCCATAACTTTCATGTCTGGTCTTAAAGCTGTTGTTTCTACTTGCGCTGGAGCTGCACCATTAGTTGTTGATGCATACATAGCTGAAGCAGGAACCCACATACTGTCTTTTCCTGCAATTTTAACTGCAGCAGTTGCACTTTTAAGTACACCTGTTCCTTTAGGGTTTAAATTTATATCGACATTAGTTTCACCTGTTGCTGATAAAATAGGTCCATTACCTGTTGAAGCATTGGCTAGTGTTAATTCATTAACCGCTGAACCTGTTGCTGTTAAAAGTAATAATTCATTTCCGTTAGTATCTAAAATTGAAGTTCCAATTTTAGGTGCTGTTAAAGTTTTGTTTGTTAAAGTCTGTGTTCCGGTAAGAGTTACTTCATTTGCCTCACCTATAGCTGCTTCATAAACTCCAGTATTTGTTGCAACACCATCAAGATAAATAAGTTTATATCCTTTATCTCCTGTTCCAAAAGTAACTGTTGCTCCTGAACCAGATACTGCTTTTAATTGTACTGTGTATGCACCTGATGTACTATTTTTAATAATGTAAAAATTTTCTGTAAGTAATGGAAAAGTAACAACTCTTGCTCCAGATATTGTTCCTGTTAATTCTATAACTCTTTGTTGAGCAGTACCAGTTAAAGCACCATCTGCTATTGTCAAAGCTGTCGGTGTTCCTGAATCAGTTACAGCTTGAGAATTATATCCA